CGCCTTGCGATGATGGGTTTCTTCGCTGCCGTAGTTAACTACGGTTTTACTGGCTGGGTTATACCTGGCATCTTTTGACCTATAGGTCTTTACACCACTCGCAATAGCGAGTCACTTTTACCCCTAACAATTTAAAAAGGAGCAAACAAATGACACCCGAAGCAGAAAAGTTTAACGGATGGATGGCAATGCTAGGATTCGTAGCAGCAATCGGAGCATACGCAACAACAGGTCAAATCATTCCTGGTATATTCTAATGAACAATAAGCAAATCTTTTTAAGAGCAAACGGCAGAGCAGCAATGATTGGATTCATTGTACTCTGTGCATCATACGCAACAACTGGCAACCTTATTCCTGGTATCGTTTAATGACAAAGCAAACACCAAAAACTGAAGAGAAGGTAGACTTCTCTATTGCTGAGAAATGGAATGGCATCTTTGCCATCGTTGGATGTGGAGCACTTATAGTGTCTTACTCACTATCAGGTCAAATCATTCCTGGTTTCGTATAATGAAACATCCAGTACCCCTAAAGGTCGTACCATATATCTTTATGGTAGCAGCAAGCATCAGTACCTTTACTGGGGTACTGGTATGACTTGTACCTTATTCACAATCAAGAGATCTACTCTTGCAAAAATATTATTAGTAATAAACTTACCTTGGATAGCAGTATCTGCTACAGCAGGTTCAATAGTTAGTATAATTACCTAACGCAAAAGTTTACAAAACTAAATAATTACTCCTGACGTTTATCTTCAAATAAAAACATGGGCGACTTTATAGCCGCAACAGACAGCATTTCACCCTTTACTGCAATCCTATGGTGTTTCTACCCCATAGGTATTTTAGTAGGACTAGAATTATTTTTTCGTGCTGCAAATGATGATGACGATGATGATCCCGAAGGTGGAGTAATGTCACCAGTTTACCAAGGAGCATAATGATCTATACACTAACATTCGCATGTGCAGTAGCATTTACTGCAGTCAACGGATTACCATTCGTTTTTAACTAACACTCATAGCTGAGGAGCACAAGCTTAAATGACTCAATTTTTACTAAAGAATGCAGGCTTTATGCCTGTGTTTGAATTTTTATTTTTCCTAGCAGTAGGAATTACAGCAGGTTCAATCGGATTAATTTAATGGAAACATTTAAAATGACTTTGATGATACTAGGGACAGTTGCATCTTTTACAACTCTCTGGATGACTATGATGTATTACATGATGGATGAGTGATGACAGAAGAACAAGCACTCGTAAGAGAACAGGCAATTAAAATCCTGTATAAGAATTTTGGACAAGACGATACAATATACACATGTGCAGATGAGTGGTGTAAGAAGCAATCCACAACTGCTGGACTTGTCAGTTACTATAAGGCATACTATAATCAGATAAAGGAATCCAATAAAGTAGCATGATACCTAATGTAAAATTCTTTTTGAAGGGTGATGGCGGACCGCTAATCAAAACTTCTAGAGATATATTTGATAATAAGAGAGTAGTTTTATTCTCACTACCTGGTGCATTTACTCCTATATGTTCTACTAAAATGCTTCCAGCATATGAAGATAACTATATGGAGTTTAGAGAACTAGGTATAGATGAAGTCTATTGTATTGCAGTTAATGACTGCTTTGTAATGGAAGCATGGAAGGAAGATCTTATCATTCAGAATGTAAAGATGCTTCCTGATGGTAATGGTGACTTTACTAAAGGTATGGGAATGTTGGTTGCTAAAACTAATCTAGGTTATGGCAATCGTTCATGGCGTTACGCTGCTGTTATCAATGGTGGTGAGATTGAATGGGAAGGTGTAGAACCTGGTCAAAGATCTAACACTGATAAAGATCCCTATGAAAATTCTAAACCTGAAAGGGTTCTTGAATATCTAAAAAAAGTTGCTAAATAGATTACGCTTTAAATAAAAATTATGAAGTTTAACGATATTGCTAATGCTATTAGCGTTATATCAGGAGTAACTCTCGCTGGTATTGTAGGTGTAGGAGTATACACTTATGCAAATAAAGATGCTATCATTGATGGTATTAAAGAAGCAGCAATTGAATCTGTAATGGGTAGTTTGGGTGATGGATTACCTGGTACAGGAGCTCTGGAATCTCTTCCTCTAGGAACTAATGATCTTCCTTCTCCTTCTCCACAAGCATCTATGCCTTCTGCACCTCAAGCACCTGTACAGTTTTAAGGTATTCTAAATAGGGCTTAGTTGTGCTAATCCCTATGACAGAAGAAATTAAAAAAGAACAACCCAAAGAGAAAAAAGGGTTGTTCCAAAAAGCAAAAGATGCTATACTACCTGATGCAGACGAACAAGCAGCAATCATTTCGACAGCAGTCAGATTGGGCGTGTTGGTTTGGAGCGGTGGTATACTGACTTTAAACTATGTGGCAATTCCAGGAGTGCCACAACAGAAGATAGATCCAACTTTTATAGCTTCGGTTTTTACTGGAGTTTTAGCTAGCTTTGGAATTCAGACCGCATCTAAGAAGGGTGACGGTACTATGAAGATGAATGGTAATGGTGGTAGTGGTGGTAGTGGAACTGTTCAGACAATTAAGATTGAACAGATGCCATTAAAAATCATTGCTGCTGATATCCCTCCTACCCTTGATCCAAAGAAAGATAAAAAACCACCTACCACATAAATATTACAGTATAAGGTTTGAATGATGACTAAGAAAAAAGAAGTAAGTATTTTAAACGAACCTACTTTAGCAAAACTTAGAGACATCGCTTCTAGAGTGTCTAAAAAGAAAGGAGTCTATGAAGACTGGGAATTAGCTTGGGCACAAAAGCAAGCAATTTACGATGAGAAATCTGCTAAACTTCTTAAAAAAGGAAAGAAGTTTATTGAGGCTAGAGACCAAGAAGACACTACGGAGATTTAAATTATGTCATGTAAAGATCATGAAAAAATGAATCCTGTTGCACATGCTGTATATCATGTGAAAGAATGGGACAAGAAAATGGCAAAGAAGATTCAGGACAAGTTTAACTTGACTGATTATCAAATGCTTTGTCTTGCCTTTGCAAAAGGATTTATTATTGGAGCAATTATATTATGATGCAATTAATGATACTTGTTGCTATTATTGCTGCTACAGGTTACGGATTAAAAATGGTAAGACATTTACCATAAGGCGTTTGCTCTTTTGTTATGAACATCAATAAAATATTAATCGTTGGTGGCGGTACATCTGGTTGGATGACCGCTGCTTCTATTTTCAAGACACTACCTAATGTTGAGGTATCTTTAGTAGAGTCTAAAAGTATTCCTACCATAGGAGTTGGTGAATCAACTCTTGGTCAGTTTAATATTTTTCTAGACATGTTAGGTCTTAAGGATGAAGACTGGATGGCAGAGTGTAATGCAACATATAAGAATGGTATTAGGTTTAATAATTTTAGTGATCTAGGTACGTCATATGATTATCCTTTTGGTGGTAGAGATCGTATTGATATAAAGAATAAGTGGGCAGCAGTAAGGGACTGTTATAACTTACCTATTAATGAATCATATAATGAATGGCATAATGATAATAGTTTATTGATGAAGTACAATCGTTGTACTAAGAATACTGATGGATTGTTAGATGCATTTGATTTTAGATATGATACTGCATATCATTTTGATGCAAAACTTTTTGCTGAGTTTTTAAAAAAATTCTGTACTGGTGTGCAACATCATTATGATAATATTGTTGATGTTAACAAGGATGAGTATGGTTATATAACTTCTCTTGATGGAGAAGATGGTAACTATACTGCTGATCTTTTTATTGATTGCACTGGATTCCAGTCTCGTCTTTTAGAGAAAGAGATGGGATCTGAGTTCTTATCATATAAACCTTGGTTGGATAATGATAGAGCATTAGCAGCACATATACCATATAGAAATAGGTCTGAAGAATTAGTTAACTATACTAAGTGTACTGCTATTGATAATGGTTGGGTTTGGAATACTCCACTATGGGATAGTCTTGGTGTGGGTTATGTTTACTCTAGTGATTTTGTTGATGATGATACAGCAGAGATGGAATTGAAGAAGCATGTAGGTGTTGATGATATAGATTTTCGTAAGATAAACATAAAACATGGTATTCATAAGGAAGGATGGGTTAAGAATGTAGTTGCAATAGGATTATCATATTCTTTTGTAGAACCTTTAGAATCTAGTTCTTTAGCATCAACACATGAATGTCTTCTTAGATTAATTAGAACTCTTAAAGATAGGAATTGTCGTGTTAATAGATTTGATATTGATCTCTATAATATAACATCTGCAAATGATATGGATTCTTGGAGAGACTTTGTTGCTATTCATTATACTGCATCATCAAGAGATGATACTCGATACTGGAGACATCAGACTCAAGAGAAGTCCTATGTCAATCTAGGTAGTGGTAAGTTTATAAAGCATAATGTAATCAATGATGGTATAACTTTTGATGATAAGTATCAAGGATTATCTCAAAACTTATATGGATATGCTGGTGGGTGGACATATGTTATGGCAGGTAATGGATATAAGATACCTGCACATAAACGTCAGCAAGATTACAATGCGTATCAATCATATGGATTACCTTATAGTGAGGATGAGGTAGAACACTTGTATAATAATTGGAGACGTAGAGTTAAACATTTAACAACACAAATAGAAAAGTTACCGACTCATGATATATTCTTGAGTCAACACATATATGGGTGAAAATACTTAATCTGTGCTATAAATACTAGTAGTATTGGGATTGAAAGATCATGCCCCTGACTAGACATTATACGGTTGGTTATCACGATAATCAAAATCATACAGTAGAAATTTGTGAGTATGCAGTGGATGCATATGAAGCAATAAAGAATGCAAAGGAGGATGTTCCAGGTTTATCTGAGCATCCTCATTCTTGTGAGTATTGCATGTTAGAATCATGAGTACGATAACAAAAAATAAACATGAGATCATGTGGTGGATGAGTAGACTCACCATTATGGGAGTATCACTATCACTAGCGGCAACACTTGCAGCACAAGCATGGGTATAGTATAACTAGTAGTAGTTATTGAGAACTTATGCTATCAACACAATATCGTTTGCGTCTAGAAGCAATCTGTAAAGACATTGCTTCTGGAGCGGAAGTTGGTTTAGAAGATATGATCTGGGCTAACAAATTAGCAAAAGCAAATACTGCTGCTAGAGGTATGTTGAACACGGCAAGACGACTGAGTACGAATCCTACAGATTCTTTTCTGAATGAGTTGAATATTGGAGACCCCGATCCAACTCATCATCGTAGGGGTTTCGGAGATCCACAAGATGTTGTGGATTGGTTCCATCAAGAACGTTCTGATGATTGGAGGCAACGTGACTGATATATCAAATAAAGATTCAGAGCAGGATGTAAAGATTGCTGTCATTGATAGTACTCTTGAGAATGCTACTCGTAGGATGGAGTTGATTCATAAAAGAATTGATAGGACAGACGAGAGAATCACAAAACTAAATGAAGATGTAAGAGAGAGGATTAGAGCACTTGAGAAATGGGTATGGGGTGCAGGTGCTGTACTCACTGCCTTTATTGTTATAGGTGGAGTGGTAGGAGATTTAGATCTCCTTCCTGACAAGGAGGTTATTGAAAATGTATCATGAGTGAAGTAGTTCACAGTGTAAATATTATGATAGCTATACTTCTGGTAGGAGTAGGTGTTACAATATATTGGATATTTACTTACGATGAAAAAAATCCTAATCCCGTTACTGTTGTTGAGCACACCAGTGCAAGCATGGCCGACAGCAGGAGAGATGATACAGAATATAAGGGAACACGAAGCACAGAAGACAAGAACTGACCCTGAAGACTCTATAAATAATGCACTAACTGAAATGGAGATTGACAATGGGAGCGATGACACCCCCAAGCAGGAAGAGTTGTTACAACTTCCGAGTGACGGAGATAAACCGAGTACTAGACGGAGATACGATAGATGTCACCATAGATCTTGGATTCGATTTATTCAAAAAAGAACGGGTAAGAATTGCAGGAGTTGATACTCCAGAGAAGAGGACTAGAAATCTAGAAGAGAAGGCATTAGGAATAGATGCTACTAACTGGTTAAAGAAAAAATTAGAAGATACTATTGCAGGTGAGGGTGATGAACTTACTGTTAGAACAGAACTTGTGGGTGGCACTGGGAAGTACGGTAGGCTTCTTGGTTGGCTCTATATTAACGAGGATACTGTTTCACTAAATGAGCAGATGATTACTGAAGGGTATGCTCATGCTTACGATGGAGGAACTAAGGACATGAATCTTGAAGCATTACGAGAAATTCGTAGATCTTTTGGTACATTAAACGAAGGATAACCCCCTAAATGTAGCGTAGCGTACCTTAATTGGGTATAAACCGCTAGTTTTAACAAATCTTATTGCTAAATAACTAAGAATAATATTCTAGGAAGGATATGAAAAGGAATTTTCTTTTCGTTATGTTGGCCTTAGGAGGAATCCTTGCTACACCATTGACAGCGAAGGCTGATATTAGCCATCGCCTAACTAGCTCAACACAACTTCAAGTAGACGCAGGTTATACTTCAGTATCGAGAGCTGCAAATACATATAGCACATCTGGTAACGGTGTGAGCACAACTATTACACCGTCAGGTGGTAGTGCTGCTAATAACCTAGGTGGTATCTCAGCAGTCAGTACAGCAGGGGTTGCTACTTTTGCACTTCCAGACGTTGCTCAAACCACACAAGGAAATGCGTATTCATTCACACAGAATATAACAACTGGCGACGCTATTGTTACTACTGCTGCTGATGTAGGAGACGTTCTTGGATACTCTAACGTTGCTTCCAGTGCTCCTGGAACTGTTGCAAACCTAGCTGGAACCATTGATACCAAAGGTGCTATGACACTAACCGCTGGTGGAGCTGGCACATCGGCTACGGGTCAATTCGTATCTGAGCTCTCAATACGATAAAAAGGGTATGAAAACTCTTATAACTATATTAGTGTTATTAGGTAGTGCTGGTGCTGCAAGAGCAGTGCCAGTGGTCCCCAATTTTCAACAGGGCTCGATGACGAGCCACACTGAGACCGAATCAACGGTCACTGAAACTATAAACTCAATTGACTTTAGGACAGGATGGGAATACTCAGTTACTGGGGTAGGCATCGACAACAACGGTGCGGCTTTAAATCCCCCAACAGCAACATCAACAGTACAAGTCTCCCCAACCGTAGGAGTAGGAGAAGACGCAATAACAGGAACGGTAACATCTTCGTTCGATGCATTAGATATGTCGGCGACAAACAACTTTACAATCCACGAACCTGGAGCAGCATTTCAATTTACCCAGAGTTATTCTGGACCAGGGATGACCAATCAAACTCTAATCCAGAGGGTAACCAGTATAAAAAGTGTCACAGATACAACCTCAACGTTTACGCAATAGGTGGTATACTATTATCATTAGTAAGTCCAACAGCATCATTAGCACAGGGAGTCGGTGGAGTTAGTGCCACTGCAAATCCGATTGCGAACAGTTCTGGAAGTGTCACAAACCAAGCTATACAGGTCCTACAAGGTCCATACGTAACTAATACTTACGGTGGTGGTGTATCATGTCAGGGTACAACTCTTAACATGACACCGTACTTACAGTTTGCAGATTCAAGGAAAGATCCTTGGGAAGATTTTTATAACGAACCACAATATAATTTAACAGATAAAACTGGTAGTACAGTACAGCAAAGTGTTGTTGTTAAGAACTACCCTTGGGAGACATGGTATGACACTAGAACATATACAGATGCTAGTGGTAATGAAGTACGATGGTTTCCAGACGGAGAAGATATAACTATAATTCAAGATGTTCCTGCTGGTGATGGTGTACCAGATGCTTTACAAGATGGTCAGTTAGCACCTACATGGTATAAACCAGTTAGGACAGATATGAGAGCGAACCAGAGTTTCAACCTAGGACTTTCTGCTACGCTTTCAATACCATTGAACAGAGGTATGCAGCGTTTATGTAAAGAAGCTGCATCAGCAAATGTTGATATGCAAAATCAATTGATTGCTAACAAGCGATTAGATTTTGAAATCGCAAGATTGAAAAATTGTGGTGAATTAAAAAAAGCTGGAATATTTTTCCACCCAAACTCACCTTATGCAACTATATGTGCTGATGTTGTAGTAACAAATCCAGGTGGTAAGATAACTCCTCACTCACATTCGTTACCTCAACCTAATTTTGATTCTTCTTCTGAGCCTTCATCCTCTTCTGATGATTCTTCGCAAAAGGAATCGGAGGTAGACCTTTCTTCACTCGGTACTCATTCGTCTTCTTCTCTTCCTCAGTTATCCGATAAGGGGTTTTCCCTAGGATGGCGTTTACCTTGGTCATCACCTGCTTCACAGCAGGTTTCACCACCCTCAGGAGCAGATCAGCTAGAGGTTTTGCAAGTAGGGCAGATGACGCTGCCACAGACGCAATCACAGCAGTAGTAGTTGCTACTTGAGCAGAGGGTAGGTACTGTTCTACTACACCAATATCTTCATATAACGCTACACATATTTTTTTATTAAAGTTGTTGGGATCGGTTTGTAACTCGTGACCAATGACTTTTTCTTTTTCATTAGGACCAACTGCTCCTATCCTTGGGTCTAGAGGACCAGGACAATCTGGATCACCCTCTTCTGGTTCTTGTGGTGGAGGTTCTGGTGTCTCTGGTGTAGTAAGATCTCCTGTGTCTCCTGTATCAACACCCTCATCAACTTCTTCTTGTTCTTGATAGACTGTCTGCCATGTTAATTCTCTAGCATCATAGTTTGGTGGTTCATAGTAGGGAGCACCAGCGTCGCACAAAACTGTATTTCCTTTTGGGTCATCATTGACCAGCATTTTGTTTTTAGATGGATCTCTCTTTGCATTCTCTTTGTGTACTTTTACACAACCAGCTATATTAATAACGGGAGTACCTATGATTGTAGTGACAGGTACTGCTGGTGGTATTGCTTGTGGTGATTCATTCACCCATATACGACTGTCTGCAATCTGATTCACACCTATACCTCTGACACCAACGTACCTAAGACTTCCACCCACAGGTCTTATAAAAGGTATGCCAGTACCATTGATTCCAATGTAAGGAATCTCTTGATTACGAATTGATATATCATTAATTGGCATTATTTTACTATGTCTCGGTAGTTACCATTAGGATTTGGACCTAAACCCTGTACAGGACCAGAGGTCTTAGGCCATGCTTCTTTAATAGCAGAGCGAACTTCTTCTCTAACTATTAATTGTAGTTCAGTCATTTCTGCTTCTCTTCTTTTTGCTGGACCGTCATTCATATTGTCAAGGACTTGTCCTCCACCTACAACTGAACCTGCTCCAACAACTGCGACTGCAGTAATACTAGTAACTGTATCTCGTACATCCATGAGTTTGCTTTTGCTAAAGTTATTTATTAGTCAGAATGCCTAATCTAATGTATAATAAATATATACACAAGAAGTCATATTCGGAATACACTTAATGGGAACCTTCCGTAAGTCACTTAAGGGTGGTGCAAACTCTCGGCAGATATCTGAGAACCTTAAGAAATTAAATAAAGATTTAAAGAGAACTGAATCAGTCTTAACTGAAGATAAGGAAAAGGAACAGGATTCCACCGAGTCTAAAAAGTTTAGCTGGAGGGAGGAGTATTTTCCTGAAGCTAATAAGACAGAAGATATTAAAACTCAAATTGCTAATGAGGTAGAATCTCTACGTGAATCAGTAGCAGATAAGAGAGAGTTAAGACATTTACAGAGAGTAGATAAGCATTTAGCAGGAGTCAATGTAGAATTTTATAGACTTCGTGATGAGTTAGTAGAGCAAATTAATACAGATTTTAATTTACGTGAGATTGAAGCAAAATTAGATGAGGTTTTAGGTGTCTATGGTAAACTTCATCAAAGAATAGATGAGGGTTTATTAAATGAACCACCAGAGTCTGCACAAAATGGTGACCCATTAGCACCACTTGGTCAGAAGTTTGTTACCTTTGAACAACTTAGGAATCATTACAGTCTATTCATTAATAGAATATCCAAACAGATGGCTACCCTTGGTGGTGGCGGTGAAGTTAACTTCCGTTACTTGGATGATGTTGATTGGAATGGTGCTGATGATGATGGTAAGTTCTTAAAGTATAATAACACTACAGAGAGATTTGAATTCGCTACTGTATCTGGTGGTGGCGGTGGTGGAAGCATCGCTGGTATTGATACCACAGGTACATCAACCTTTACCGATATAAATGTTGAAGGAAGAGTTGTTGGTGCAGCAACAAGTAATATATTACCATTCTTATATCCAACTATTGGTGATCTACCATCTGCGACAACATATCATGGTGCGTTTGCTCATGTTCATTCAACAGGTAGAGCATATTATGCTCATGCTGGTTCTTGGATTGAGATAGTTAATAAAGAATTAGATGGTGTAGTTGGTACTGGAACAGAGACATACAATGTTGGTATCGTAACTGGTGCTACTTACTATGGAGATGGATCAAATTTAACTAATCTTCCTGCTGCTGGTATTGGAACTAATGGAAGTGTTAATACTTCAGGAATTATAACTGCTTCTGCATTTGTTGGTGATGGTTCAGGATTAACTGGGGTTACTGCTTCAGGAACTGGTGTTATTATTCAAGAAGAAGGTAGCACTATTGGAACTGCATCGACAATTAATTTTGTTGGTACTTCTGTAACCGCAACATTTAATAGTGGAACAGCAACAATTAGTCTGACAGATAATGTCGGTACTGCTGGAACAGGAGCACTTGCTGGTATTGATACCACAGGTCAATCAGTCTTTAATAATATAAATGCGTCTGGTATTGTTACATCCTTGGGTGGATTTAGTGGTAACATTACTGGTACTGCTGGTACATTTACAACAGTCTCTGCTGCTGGCACAATTTCTGCAACAATGTTGTATGGAGATGTTACTGGTACTGCAAGTTTAGCATCAGGTGTAACAGGAACACCCAATATAAATGTTGCTGCGATAGGTGCTACAAGTGCAGTCTTTACAGGAGTTGTAACTGCTCAAAGTTTTGCTGGAGATGGATCTGGATTAACTGGATTGACCTTCTCTGGAGATAATGTATTCACTGGCATTACAACCTTTAATAATAATGCTCAATGGAAGGATAATAAGAAGGCAGTCTTCGGAGATGGATCGGATCTAGAAGTGTATCATGACGGTGCAGGATCATACATTTCAGAGACAGGTGATGGAGATCTAACATTAAATTCTAACGGAACAAATATAAACCTTAAGTTTAATAATAGTGAGTTTGGTGCAAAGTTTGAGATAGATCAGGGTGTAACTTTATATCATAATGGTAATGAGAAGTTTGAAGTTTTAGGTGGTGGTACTACTACTTACGGTGCTCATTATGCAGGTAGTTTTGTTGGTGGTGGTTCTGGTATAACAGGAATTAATACCTCACAACTTACTGGATGGGAGAATGTTTCTATTGGTATTGGAAGTAATACCAGTGTTGTAACCAGTGGTGTCATTACAGCGACAAGATTTAGTGGTGCATATACTGGAGATGGTTCTACATTAACTGGTATTGCTACACCAGGATATGTTGATGCTGCTGTTGCTGGTATCGTATCGTCAGCACCTGCAACTTTGGATACATTGAATGAATTAGCTGCAGCATTGGGAGATGATCCAAACTTCAGCACTTCAATGACCAATTTGATTGGTACAAAAGCATCCCTTGCTGGAGCAGCCTTCACTGGAAATGTAACGTCTACTGGATATATTAGTGTTGCATCAACTGCTGGTATTACTGGTAGATTATATGCTAGTGAGAGAGTTTATATTGGAGCAGATTCTGCATTACAATTATCATATGCAACCACAGGTAATCCTGTTACAGATAGATCATGTTACATTGATGCAGGACATGCTTGGGGTGATACTATATTAAGAGTTAGACATACCAATGGTGGTAGTGTAGTCATATCTAATGCAGGTAATCTTAAGTCTGCTGTATTCAATGGTCAAGGAGCCGCTGAATTGTACTACGGGGATGTTAAGAAATTTGAGACGAGTAATAGTGGCGTTAATATTGTAGGAATCCTTAGTGCTACTGGACAAGTAAAGGGTGATACCTTAGATATTACTGGTAATATATCTGGTGGTAGTTCAATAACTGCTGCTAATAAGTTCTATGGTAATCTTGTAGGTAATGTGACTGGTGATTTAACTGGTGGACTTATCGGTACAGGTAATCTTAATGCTACAGACATCAATGCTCTTGGAATTGTTACTGCTGCACAAGCACAGATAAGGAACTTAAGAATAGGAACCTTTGGAACAAATAATATTTACGGTGTATCTGGTAATTTATATCTTGATTCTGATAATGCATTAGTTGATATAGTTAATAACCTTAAGGTTAGTGGAGTATCAACATTCCATAAGGATGCAATCTTTAATCATGATGTAGTTGGTTTATCAAGTGCAAACTTTACTGGAATAGTTACAGCACAGAAGTTTGTTGGTGATGGTTCAAGTCTAACTGGTATTGCTGCAACTCTTGCTCTTAATGATCTAACAGATGTTAATGCAGGATCACCAACTGATGGTCATGTTCTTAAGTGGGATAACTCTGCTGGTAAGTGGGTTTCTGCTGCTGACTTAACTGCTGCTGGTGGTTCAGGTATTGCATTAACATCATTGTCTGCATCTAATGGAGCACCTGCTGGTATTGCAACCTTTAATTACAATAGTTCAACTGGTGTATTCACATATACTCCTGTAGATCTCAGTAGTTACTTGACTAATTCAATTAGTCAGAATGTATCAATGAGTAATGGGTATACATTTACCTATGACTCATCTGCTGTTGCTAGATTTGGTAATAGTGGTGCAAATAATTATGGTGATATATTCTGGGGTACTAATAACTCTACTACTGGACTTCATGTAATTAATAGTGATAGTGATGGAGGTTTATATCTTACTAACACTGGTACTGGTGGAGTATTCATCAGATATAATGGTGAGTTAGGTGCATCCTTTATTCCTAATGGTGCAGCAAATCTATTCTTTAATAATGTACTTAAGTTCTCTACTACTGATGAAGGAATTTCTATAGAAGGAGATACCGTATCAACTGGTGCTGCTAACTTTGCTGGAATTGTTACCTCTGTTGCTGGATTTAAAGGAGATCTTACAGGAACTGCGAGTTATGCAACCAATTGTGGAGTAGCAAGTACATCTGCATATGCTACTAATGCACTGGTAGCAGACACTGCTGGATCTGCAGGTGGTATAACAGGTACACCTTCTATTACTGTTGATCAACTCAACACAACTGGTGATGCTTATGTTGGTGCTGGACGATCAATGTATGTTGGTGGTGTCTTAGGTGTTAGAGATAATGTTCAAATCACTGGTCAGTCACCAATATTAAAATTAGAAGATGATCAATACTTTAAGAAGACTGCTACCCTCCATATGGATGGTAACACAACTGATGGTTTAACTATTGGTCTTAGGTTAGATAACAACGCAGGTAACTTTAAGATTGCCTCGGAAGCAAGTGGTAATATAGGTACTAGTTTCTTTAATATTACTGGTGGTAATCCATCAAATGCTGACTACGGTAACGTAGGTATCAACAGTGCAATTCCTAAGTACTATCTTGATGTTCATGGTGATGCTAGGTTTACAGATACTATTACTGGTAATCTATCAGGTAATGCAACAGGATTGAGTGGTACACCTGATGTTATTCTTGGTGTTACTACAGCAACTAAGTTTGTTGGAGATGGTTCACTACTAACTGGGGTTACTGCTGCTGGATCTGGTGTTGTCCTTCAAGAAGAAGGATCTGCTCTTGGTATTGCTGCAACAATTAACTTTGTTGGAACTGGTATTACTGCTACCGTTAATAATGGTATTGCTACTATTGAGACTACTCAAGACTATGCAAATAAAGCAGGGATTGCAGATGATGTTGCCGATAATGCTAAATTATATCTTGGTGATAGTACTGCTAGTAACCTATACGTAGACGGTAAGATTGGTATTGGAACTACATGGGCAAACACATACTCAATCAATGCTACTGGTAATGCAAGATTCTATGGTGGACATATATGGATGCCTTGGAATTCCAGCGGAAGTCTGGTCATGGAGAATGCCCATGATGCATATGCTGCTCTGTATACAAGTGGTAAGAACCATCTTGTTATACAAAATTCAGGTACATTAAGTATAGGTAGGACAACACCTGATGGTAATGCATCCGTATCTATTAATGGTGCAGTATCTATTGCTGGTTCTATAACTGGTGCTAATAAATTCTATGGTGATGGTTCGGGTTTAACTGGAGTTGTTGCTTCAGGAACTGGTGTTATTATTAAAGATGAAGGATCTGTTACGGGCACTGCTACTACACTTAACTTTGTAGGTGCTGGTATTGCTGCAAGTGTTACTTCTGGAACAGCAACTATCACAGTTAGTAATGCTTCTCAAGGTTTATGGGAGACAGATGCTGTTGGTATTCATACCATATCGAAGGCAGGTATTAGTACAACTAAAGCTAATACTCAATTACAAGTTGGTGGTCACTATGGTGTTGAGTCTGGAATTGGAACCTTCGCTGGTGTTGCTGGAACTCCTGTAACTATAGACTCATTCAATACAGCATCGCTTGACTTTAAGACTGCTGAGTACACATTACATCTTGGTATTGGTACATTCTTACAGTCGCAAAAAGTTCTACTCATGCAGGATGGAACAAACTGTTACTCTAATGAGTATGCAGTTATGACTTCTCCTTCAGCAATAGTATCTGTTGGTTCAACGATATCAAGTGGAACTGTATCACTTCAAGCAACTCCTGTATCAGGAATTAATGGAGTTATAACTTACAGATTTGTAAGAGGAACACTACTCTAGTCTTATGTCTAAAAAGCGTTATGCCGTTGGATGTACTGCTCCAGAAGACTGGACTTACATCCATGAAGAATTAAGTAAAGATGGATCTTTAGAAGATAATATACCATCTGAATCAATCACAGTAGATGATTTAAAAGAACATAGTAAAACTAGAGCAGTTTATATGCTCACTGATGATGAAGCAACAGAATTAAAAAAGCATCCTAAAGTTCTTTATGTTGAGGAAGCACAGGAAGATTACTCTCCTCCTGCTGATGAGTTAGTAGCAGGGCAGACGTTTAGATATGCACAGGCAATAAAAAATCATAGAGATTATAATCTCATGCCTAGTACGTTAACGGATGATGATTTAAAACGTACTGGATATCAAATTTATAGACATGCTCAGTTAGCAGATCCTTGGACTCATAGTTCTGCTGGTGATAACGAAGTATTAATGAATAGAATTCTACATGAAGGTGATGGTAGAGATGTAGATCTTATTGTATGTGATGAGGGATGTTGGTTTGGTCATGTAGAGTTTCAAACTGATGCCACTGGCGGCGGACCTGACAATTATAATGATGGTAATATATTAAGTAGAAGTGGTATATCAACTACCAGTGGTACATGTGATTTGTGTGACTTGGTTTTAGAAGCACCTTATTATATTGACCCAGACTTTTTTAATGCAAATCCTGCCTCAAGATTAGAACTTCGATGGGATGGAACTACTGTTCCTGTTGAATCGGTAGCAAGGAACTGGTGGAGATTTAGTAGTTCAGCATATCGTTCGGTTGGATTCTCTACATTTGGAACTGCAAATGTAAGTACAAGTTATACTAGAGCATCTTGTAATGGAGATAATAATCAATTAGCACAGAATGGAAGTTATCATGGCACACAATGCATGGCTGCTAGTTGTGGTAGAACACAAGGTTGGGCATTTAATGCTAACAAATGGAATCTAAATTTATATGGTACTAATGGGTCTGGTATTGAAGCAGGGTTTGATGCACAAAAGTTGTTCCATCAAATGAAACCAAATAATCCTAAGTATGGTACTCAAGATCCTACTGTCTCAAGTAACAGTTGGGGATACCGTGCTGTACCATCTGATGAGGGATATTATTATTATCGTGGTGACACTAATGGTATATCTTATACTGTTGGTGGTAATCGTAGTCCTTATAATGGAAGTAATACTAAACCTGGATTCATGAAGTGGGTTGGTTATTTTGGTGATTCTTATAGAATGAAGGGAGAATTATTACCAAGCAGTATGACACAAGCTGCTGATGAATTAATTGATGCTGGTGTTATATTTGTTGGTGCTGCTGGTAATAGTAATCAAAAGCAAGTTAGTTCAGATCATCCTGATTTTAATAACTTCTTTAATACTGGTGCTGGTGTTACTGTGGGACAGAATTATTTTTCTGAATTTGGAAGACAAAAGTATCCTTATACTAATAGAAGAGGGTTCCCGCAACAGGCAGGTATGATAAGATCTGGTATAGGTGGAACAGTATATACTTACAGAGCAATTAATATTGGTGCTCTTGATGATTCTTATGGAACTTTTGATGGAAGTTATAAGGAACGTAAGGTAAGTTATAGTGACATGGGTAATGAGATTGATTGTTTTGCTTCTGCTGATGGTATCGTTACAGCAGTTAACTCTACCTCAGGTAAATCACGAAGAGATACTTATAGTAATAGCACTTATACTGAATGGGTTGATGGTTCATTTAGTGGAACCAGTGCTGCCTGTCCTGTAGCAGCAGGTATGATTACTACCAAGATGCAGTACAATAGAAACTGGGGTTGGCAAGATGTAAGGAATTGGTTGAGGGGTAATAGTCAACCTGTGGGTGTTACCACAGTTGGACTACAACCTTCATCTGAGTTTCATCATGGAGTTGATTCTGGTACTGCTAATGCATCTTCATGGTCAGATGTAAATAGTCTAGAGGGTGCATTCCCTTGCATTGTTTGGGATGCTCCTACTGGTAATGAAGACCAGACATTTGAGACCCCTAATTTTAAAACAATTAGTGGTGAAGGAATGAAGTTCACGGGTGGTGGATTAAAAATAGTCTACCGTTCATAAATATCTAAAAACAAATACCAATGGCAGATAGAAGTTTTGGCGTAAGAGAGATTGCGATTATAGGTTCAGGTGGAACTCCTACAATCGAAAGTCCTGGCGCAATAAATTTAGATTCTCACTCTGTTGCGATCAGTACTGATGCAAGTATAGGTAGGAACCTAACTGTTGTCGGTATAACAACAGTCGGAGTTGTTACTGGTGGTACATACTACGGTAATGGTGCAGGACTAACTGGTATTAGTGGATTGTCTTCTGTATTCTTAGACACTACACCGAGACTTGGTGGTGACTTAGATCTTAATAGTAAGTATATAACTGGATCAGGTGGAGCAAATATTACTGGTGTTATTACAGCAACTACATTCAAGGGTGCTGTTACTGGTGATGTAACTGGTAACTCAGACACTGCAACTTCAGCAACGACAGCAGGATACGCAACCACTTCAGGAATATCAACAACCTCTCAGGGATTAACTGGAACACCAGATATTACAGTTCAAGATATTAATAATCGTTCTGTTAATGCTAGTGGAATTGTAACTGCTGTTAATCTTAAGAGTACCAGTACTGCAGTTCTTAATGGACTTACCTACCCTACAAGTGACGGGAGTCTCAATCAAGTTCTTGTTACGAATGGATCGGCAACGCTTAGTTTCGTTGATACTCCTAGACCAGATCACAATGTAGCATTTGTTGTAACTAATAACGGATCATCTGCCTACAGACTATCAGGTGGTGGTTCTAATCCTGCAACTGATAACCCAACCATTAATTTATTCAGAGGATTTACTTATAGATTCCAGAATCAGGCAGGTGGTTCTCATCCATTTGAGATTAGAGAAAGTAATGGTGGTGCAACAGTTACTGATGGTATTAGTGGATCTACAACAGGATTCTTATTCTATACACCAGCACAGTCATTGTCTGCTGGAACTGCTTATGTGTATCAATGCACAGCTCACGGTGGAATGGTAGGTGTAGTGAATATTTTATAAACTGCTTGACAAAACTTTACAAATACTATATAATATATAACAACGTCTGCTTTTGCTGACATTTAATATGCTCCTTTAACCGAGACCTTTAAAGGGAGGATAAAACTTCGTCTCTAATATCCATCAGTGAAGGGATTGATGGAAATATAAATATCGCACGTCCCTTGTGCCCTATTTAAATTTAACGTCCTCATGACAACTCTTTCAAGAAAGGAACAAGGCTTACTATCAGGTTGGTCTGAGTTCTGTCAGTGGGTAACCTCAACAAACAACAGAATTTATGTTGGTTGGTTTGGTGTACTCATGATCCCATGCTTGCTCGCAGCAGCAACATGTTTTATCGTTGCATTCATTGCAGCACCTCCTGTCGATATCGACGGAATCCGTGAACCTGTAGCAGGTTCATTCATGTATGGTAACAACATCATCTCTGGTGCAGTTGTTCCTTCATCAAACGCAATTGGTTTACATTTTTACCCTATATGGGAAGCAGCAACTCTAGATGAGTGGTTGTATAACGGTGGTCCTTATCAATTAGTTATATTCCACTTCCTTATTGGAATTTCTGCCTACATGGGTAGACAGTGGGAACTTTCATACCGTTTAGGTATGCGTCCTTGGATCTGCGTTGCTTATTCAGCACCAGTATCTGCAGCATTTGCTGTATTCTTAGTATACCCATTCGGTCAGGGTTCATTCTCAGACGGAATGCCTTTAGGTATATCAGGAACGTTCAACTTTATGTTCGTGTTCCAAGCAGAACACAACATTCTTATGCACCCTTTCCACATGGCAGGAGTAGCAGGAATGTTCGGTGGTAGTCTCTTCAGTGCAATGCACGGTTCTCTAGTTACATCTTCTCTAATCAGAGAGACAACAGAAAACGAGAGTCAAAACTACGGCTACAAGTTCGGACAAGAAGAAGAAACATACAACATCGTTGCCGCTCACGGTTACTTTGGTAGACTTATCTTCCAGTATGCTTCATTCAACAACTCAAGAAGTTTACACTTCTTCCTTGCAACATTCCCAGTTGTATGTGTATGGTTAACCTCTATGGGTATCTGTACAATGGCATTCAACTTGAATGGATTTAACTTCAACCAGTCTGTCGTAGACGCATCTGGTAAGGTTGTTCCTACTTGGGGTGACGTTCTTAACAGAGCAAACCTTGGTATGGAAGTAATGCATGAGCGTAATGCACATA